TCCAAATAACAAAGTCATTGATAATCAGTATGCAAAGATGGTTGACCAAAAGGTGAATTACCTGCTGGGGCAGCCATTAACTTTTGATACAGATAATTCAGGTTATGAAGATGTTTTGAAGCAGATATTCAATAAGCGGTTTCAAAGAACCCTGAAGAACCTGGGGGAAAATTCCTTGAATGGTGGCATTGGGTGGCTTCATCCTTATTACAATGACCAGGGGGAACTTTGTTTTAAGAAGTTTGAACCTTATGAAATGCTTCCCTTTTGGGCTGATGCTGCACATACCATTTTACACAGTGCGGTCAGACTGTATGAAGTGGAAGCTTATGAAGGCAGAAATGAAACTGTCATTGAAAAGGTTGAACTTTATGATGCAAATGGTGTTCAGCGGTTTGAATTGAAGAATGGCAGCCTTGTTCCTGATGTGGAAAATCCAAGCACCACACACATGATTGTTGAAGATGAAGAAGGAAAAGAAGTTGGTTACAATTGGGGCAAGATTCCCCTTATTCCCTTCAAGTACAACAATAAGGAAATACCATTGATAAAGAAGATTAAAAGCCTTCAAGATGGTATCAATGAAATGCTTTCAGACTTCCAAAACAACATGCAGGAAGATTCCAGGAACACCATCTTGGTCATTAAGAACCTTGATGGAACAAACCTTGCTGAATTCAGGCATAACCTGGCAACCTATGGTGCAGTTAAGGTCAAGACTGTTGATGGGGCTGCTGGTGAAGTGGATACTCTGACAGTGGAAGTCAATGCTGAAAATTACAGGGCAATTCTTGAAGTGTTTAAGAATGCACTGATTGAAAATGCCATGGGTTATGATGCCAAAGATGACAGGATGAATGGGAACCCAAACCAAATGAACATCCAATCCATGTATTCAGATATTGACCTGGATGCCAATGGAATGGAAACTGAATACCAGGCTTCCTTTGAAGAATTGCTTTGGTTCGTGAATACCCATCTTGCCAACACTGGAAATGGTAACTTTGAAAATGAGGATGTCACAGTTATCTTCAACAGGGATATTCTTATCAATGAATCAGAAACCATTGAAAACTGTCAGAAATCAAGTGGCCTCTTATCCAATGAAACTATTATTGGTCAGCATCCTTGGACTTCTGATGTGGATAAGGAACTGAAAAGGATTAAGGAAGAAAAGCAAACTGCCATGGATGAATATGCAAATGCCTTCAACCCTGTTAAGCGGTTAGATGATGAAGGCGGTGATGGTGATGAAGAATAACAGTTATTGGGTAAGAAGAATGGAAATTCTTGAAACTGCCCAACTTCAGAAAGGTCAAAGGTATTATGCAGACCTGGAAAGGCAATACAGGATTGCTTCAGCCAACATTGAAAGAGAAATCAACAACTGGTATCAAAGGTTTGCTGTCAATAATCAAATAAGCATGGCAGATGCAAGGAAGCTGCTGACAACCAGTGAACTTTCTGAATTCAAGTGGAATGTTCAAGAATACATCAAGTATGGTGAAAGAAATGCAATAAACCAATTGTGGATGAAGCAGCTTGAAAATGCTTCAGCAAGGGTTCATATTTCCAGGCTGGAAGCCTTAAAACTTCAGATGCAACAGCAGGTTGAAGTTCTATATGGTAACCAGTTTGATGGCTTTGATAAGCTTATGAAGAAGATTTATTCTGATGGGTATTATCACACAGCCTTTGAAATTCAAAAGGGTTTCAACATTGGTTGGGATTTACACAGCTTAAACAGTAACCAGCTTGATGAGATACTTTCAAGACCATGGACAACTGATGAAAGAACCTTCAGTGACAGGCTATGGGAAAACAAGCAACAACTCATTGGTTTACTTCAAATACAGCTTACACTGTCAGTAATAAGGGGTGAAGCACTTGATTCCTTGATTAAGAACCTTTCAGAACAGTTCAATATTGATAAGAACAAAGCTGGAAGGCTGGTCATGACTGAATCTGCTGCATTTGCTTCAGCAGCACAAAAGGATTGTTTCAAGGAACTGGATGTTGAAAGGTATGAAATTGTTGCAACCCTGGATAACAACACCAGTGAAATATGTCAGACCCTTGATGGTGAAGTATTTGACATGAAAGATTATCAGGTTGGGGTTACAGCACCCCCCTTTCACCCATGGTGCAGAACAACCACTGTTCCCTTCTTTGAAGATAATTATGGGGAACGTGCTGCAAGGGATAATGAAGGAAATACCTATTATGTACCAAGCAACCTGAAATATCATGAGTGGAAAAAGAAGTTTGTGAAGTAAGCATTTTTATTGGGATGCTTATTTTTTATGTTTGTAAGGGGTGATGTTATGAAAAGGAACTAACTGTTTGAAGATAAAGAAATCAAGAATCAATGACAATTTTATTGTTTACAACCCAAAGAATTTTGAGAAACACACCCATGTTCAAAGGCTTGGGATTGCCCAAGTGGTCAAAAGGAATGTGGAAAGAAACCTTCTTCCAAAGACAAACAGTATTTGGCTTTTAGAAAGCCATATCAGGGTTTCTGATGATGAATCATACATTGCTATTATTCAGGCAAAGATTGATTCACTGTATTAACAAATTCGTCATTTTGGTATTGTTGACGTTATTATTAAAATGATATAATGAAAGGGGTGCAGAAAGGATATGATTCAATGGGTAAAATTTTAGATTTAACAGGTAAAACCTTTGGTTCATTATTTGTTTTGAAAAAATCGGATGAAATTAAAGGTGGAAACGTAATGTGGGAATGTCAATGTGGTTGTGGAAACAAAACGTTGGTTACTTCTTACAATTTACGTTCAGGAAGGGTAGGCAGTTGTGGTTGTCAAAAGTCAAAGTTTACTTCTGAAAATACTTTAGGTGAAGATAACCCGAATCATAAGCACAATCTAAGAAACACAAAGCTATATACTATATGGGCAATGATGAAACAAAGGTGTTCTAATCCAAATAACAAGAATTTCAAAGACTATGGTGGAAGGGGAATCACTGTATATGAAGAATGGTCAAATGATGTTCAAGCTTTCTATGAGTGGTCAATGAAAAATGGATATGAAGAAGGTTTGACAATAGATAGAATTGACAATGATAAAGGATATTCTCCTGATAATTGCAGATGGACAACTATGAAGGTTCAAAGAAAGAATCAAAGAAAACGTAAAATAAAATAGGTAAAGGTATTAAGCACTCATTAATTTGGGTGCTTTTTTATATTCCGTCTGTTTGGTATTTAAGACGTTAAACCAAAAGACAAATTTCATGGTTCGTTACCCATGTAAAACAACGTGATTTGAAAGGATGGTAAATGATTATGACAAAAGAACAATTAATGGCAATGGGCTTGACTGAAGAACAGGCAAATAAGGTGATGGAATCTTTAAATGGTAACTTTGTTACAAAAGCAAGATTTGATGAAGTTAATACTGCTAAAAAGCAGCTTGAAACGGATATTAAGACCAGGGATGGTCAGCTTGAAGAATTGAAAAAATCCACTGGTGATGCTGAAGCATTAAAGAAAACCATCACTGACCTTCAGGCAGCCAATGCAGCAAAGGATGCTGAACTTGCTGCAACAGTTAAGAAAATGCAGATTGATAATGCAGTTGATAAAGCACTTCTTGCTGCAAAAGCCAAGAACACAAAAGCGGTAAAAGCATTACTTGCTGAATTTCTTGATAAAGCTGAATTGGATGGTGAAAACATCAAAGGTTTGGATGATGAAATTAAAAAACTGACTGAAGCTGAAGATTCCAAGTTCATGTTTGATGTGGAAACTAAGAAACAAACAACTTTTAAAGGAATCAAACCCGGTGAAAAAAATGATAAGACACCGGGTGAAGGTGCACCAACTTCCCTTGCTGATGCGGTAAAGATGCACCTTCAATCAAATGAATAAAAATTAACATTTTGAAAGGTGGTAATTAAAAATGGCAGTTACATTAGCACAAGCAAAACTTAATGTTCAGGATGCCCTTCAGATGGGGGTTATTGATGAATTTGCAAAATCCAATTTCCTTTTCAACAACTTAACTTTTGATGATTGTGTTTCCCCAACTGGTGGGGGTGCAACCCTTACTTATGGTTACACAAGGCTTATCACACAGCCAACAGCAGCTTTCAGGGCAGTAAACAGTGAATACACACCACAAGAAGTTACAAGACAGCGTTACACCACTGATTTGAAAGTCTTTGGTGGTTCTTTCAATATTGATAGAGTCATTGCCAACATGGGCGGTATCATTGATGAAGTAACCCTTCAGATGCAGCAGAAAATTAAAGCGGCTTCTGCATTGTTCAATGATACAGTTATCAATGGTGACAGTGCGGTTGATGCAAATGCCTTTGATGGACTTGAAAAAGCACTTACTGGTTCTTCCACTGAATACATCCCTGGTGCTGCAATTGACCTTTCCACGTCTGCTGCGGTTGATACCAATTGGAAAGTATTCCTTGATGAACTGGATGAATTCTTGATGGGGCTTGATGGTACACCTGCATTTATTGGTGGTAACATGAAGCTTATTGCAAAAATCAGAGCATGTGCAAGACGTGCCGGAATGTACATGGTAACCAAGAATGATTTTGGGCAGCAAGTGGAATCTTACAACAACATTCCTTTAGTTGATTTTGGTGCAAAAGCAGGTTCAAACAATCCTGTTGTTCCAATATTAACTGATGTTGGTTCTGAAGGTCACACTTCGCTTTATGCTGCAAGATTAGGTTTGGATGGCTTCCATGCTATTTCAATGGCTGGGGTTTCCCCGGTTCAATCTTGGCTTCCTGACTTCAAAACTGCTGGTGCAGTAAAAACAGGTGAAGTTGAAATGGTTGCTGCTGTTGCACTTAAAGCAACAAAAGCTGCTGGTGTATTGCGTAAGATTAAGGTTCAGTAATATAAAGGGTATTTCAGCTATATGCTGAATACCCTTTATTTCTGTTTTTTTTTTTTTTTTTTTGATTATGGAAGGATGGTGAAAAGTAATGGCAAAGATACTTTGTCCAAATAAAGAATATAGCGGGGTTTCTGCATCAGTAACCTTTGTAAATGGTGTTGGTGAAACTGATAATCCACAGTTGATTAATTGGTTTAAAAATCATGGTTACACTGTTGAAGAAGATGCTGAAAAAAATGAAAGTAGTTCTGAAGAAACCAAGCGCAAAAAAACTAAATAAAGGATGTGATTATTATGCTTGAAGATGTAAAAGCAAGATTGGCTTCATTCGGTTATACTGTAACTGAAGCGGATGCCTGGATTCTTGACTTCATCATTCAAAAGGTGGAAAATCACATCAAAAATGATTGCAATGTTGATGCTGTTCCTGAAGGACTTCATAATATTGCAGTTGACATGGCGGTTGGTGAATTTTTATTAAGCAAGAAATCCACAGGACAATTAACAGGGTTTGATTTATCAACGGCGGTTAAACAGATTCAAGAAGGTGACACCAATATCACTTATGCCATTGGTAGTGGTGACAGTACACCTGAACAAAGATTGGATATGTTAATTTCATACTTGATGAATCATGGAAAGGGTGAATTTGCTTCATATAGGTGTTTCAAATGGTAAAATCAGCACTTGAACTATTGTGGAAAGGAACTTGTTCCGTATTTGTCAGGCAGGAAAAGCAGAATCCAATCAATAAAAGAATTGAATTTGATGAAGTTCCTATTTATGAGAATCAACCCTGTAAACTATCATTTAAGACCATAACCAGCACCAACGAAAGTAATAATGCTGCTGAAGTGACACAGGTTCAGAAATTGTTCATTTCCAATGAAGTAAACATTCCAGCAGGTTCAAAGGTGGTTGTAACTCAAAACGGTAAAACCAATGAGTATGAAAAGAGTGGTGAACCTGCGTTTTATTCAAACCATCAAGAAATCACCCTGGTATTGTTTAAGGGGTGGGCTTAATGGCAAAGAAATGGGGCGGTTGTGACTTTAACCAATTGAAAAGCCTTCAGAAGAATCTTGAAAGGTTACAGGGTAATGATTTTGAAGCCTTTTGTAATGAAGTTGCAAAGGAACTTGCTGCAAGACTGCTTGCAAAGGTCATTAAAAGAACACCAGTTGGTCAATATGATTCTGCAAGTGGTAAGATGGGCGGTACTTTAAGGCGGGGCTGGACTGCCAAAACTGAAGAAGATGCAGCTTCAGGCGGTGTTCCTGGGGCAAAGGCTTATGCTGATTCTTTGAATGTGTTGAAGGTGGGTGATGTGTACCAAATTGAAATCATTAACCCTGTTCAGTATGCTTCCTATGTGGAATATGGTCACAGGACAAGAAACCATAAGGGTTGGGTTCAAGGTAGGTTCATGCTGACAATTTCAGCAAATGAACTTGAATCACAAGCACCCAAACTGTTGGAACGAAAACTAAAAAAATACTTGGGGGAATTCTTCAATGGTGAATGATTTGATTGATGGCATTTCAGTCAAGTTGAACCAAGTATTTGGTGATGATTACAGGATATACAGTGAAAATGTGAACCAAGGTTTGAAAGAACCTTGTTTTTTTATTGCTGTTCTGAATCCAACCCAAAGCCAAGTGATTGGGTTAAGGTATTTTAAGGAACATCCTTTTGATATACATTACTTCCCTTCATCCAAAGATGGCGGGAATCAAGAAATTCAGGATGTGGCTTCAAAGTTATTTGATGCCCTTGAATATATAACCCTGTTGAATGGTGATTTGGTTCGTGGAACTGAAATGCACTATGAAAAGGTTAATGATGTGCTTCATTTCTTTGTGAAATATAACATGTTTGTTCACAAGCAAGTTGAAGCTGCGGATGAAATGGAAACATTGACAGTCAATAATGATGTAAAGGGGTGATGAAATGTCAACCAAAAACAAAGTAAGTGATGAAAAGGTTGCTGAAGCAGTTTCATACACAAAAGAACAGATACTTTCAGCAAAAAAATACATTCACAGGAAGGATGTTGTGAATGTGGTTCTTAAAGATGGTCAGTCATACACCCTGAAAGAAGTGGATGATTTGATTGAAAAATTTATGAAAGGTAAGGTGAAATAATTATGGCACTTGGTGGTGGTACTTTTTTAGTGCAAAACAAGGTGTTACCTGGCACATATATCAACTTCATCAGTGCTGCAAGAGCATCAGCAACCCTTTCTGACAGGGGTGTTGCAGCTTTAGCACTTGAACTTGATTGGGGTGCTGATGATGCAGTGTTTACAGTAACATCAGAAGAATTCCAAAAGAATTCAATGAAATACTTTGGTTATGCTTATGACCATATAAAGCTTAAAGGATTAAGGGATTTGTTCAGAAACATTCACACAGGTCACTTCTTTAAGCTGATGAACAATGGTGTTGCTGCTGAAAATACTTATTGTACTGCAAAGTATAAGGGTATAAGGGGCAATGACATCAAAACTGTTGTGGCAGTCAACATTGATGATGAAACCAAGATGGATGTTTCAACCTATGTTGGAACAAGGCTTGTGGATATGCAGACTGTTCTTCCCAATACTGACAACCTGGTTGATAATGATTGGGTGGTATGGAAAAGCAATGTCACACTTACTGCAACCGCTGGTTTACCACTTACTTCAGGAAGCAATGGTGATGCAATCACTGGACTTCAATACCAAGACTTCTTGGATGCAATTGAATCCTTCAGCTTCAACACCCTTGGTTGCTTGTCAGTAACAGAATCAATCATTGACTTGGTGGTTCAGTTCACCAAAAGAATGAGGGATGAAGTTGGGGTTAAGTTCCAGGCGGTTGTTTACAGAACCCCTGCTGATTTTGAAGGGATTATTTCAGTTGAAAACAAGGTTCTTGATGAAGGTGTTCCTGAATCATCCTTGGTGCATTGGGCAACAGGGGCACAGGCTGGTTGTGCGGTGAATAGAAGCTTGACCAATAGGCTATACAATGGTGAATTCACTGTTGACACTGACTATAAGCAATCTGAACTGGAAGCTGCAATTCTTGCTGGCAAGTTCACCTTCCATAAGGTTGGTGACAATGTAAGGGTGCTTGAAGATATTAACACCTTCATCACTGTTACAGATGAAAAATCCAGTGACTTCAGCAGCAACCAAACCATCAGGGTTCTTGACCAAATTGCAAATGATATTGCTGCACTGTTCAATTCAAAATACCTTGGTAATGTTCCCAATGATGAAGCTGGAAGAATCAGCTTGTGGAATGACATTGTAACCCATCACCAACAGCTTCAGACCATCAGGGCAATTGAAGAATTTGAACCTGACCTGGTGAGTGTTGCAAAGGGTGACAGTAAGAAGGCTGTTGTGGTGAATGATGTTGTAACACCAGTAAATGCAATGTCCCAACTGTATATGACAGTTGTAGTTGAATAAGAAAGGGGTGTTGATAGATGAGTAACATAATGAATGCAAAGGATGCTGTCAGTGCTTCTTTGGCTGAATGTTTTGTGACCATTGATGGAAACAGATACAATTTCATGCAAGCCATTGACCTGGAAGCAAACTTTGAAAAACAAAAGGCTGAAGTTCCTATTTTAGGGAAACCAGGCAGGGGAAACAAAAGCACTGGTTGGAAGGGAACAGGAAGTGCAACCTTCCATTACAACACCAGCATTTTCAGGGAACTTCTTTACAGGTATAAAAACACTGGTGAAGATATTTACTTTGACATCCAGGTTACAAACCAAGACCCAACTTCAGCGGTGGGAAGGCAGACTGTTATTTTGAAGGGGTGCAACATTGATGGTGGAATCTTGACCAAGTTTGATGCTGATGCTGAATACTTGGATGAAACTTTGGATTTCACCTTTGAAGATTTTGAAATTCCTGAAAAGTTCAATATGCTTCCTGGTATGCAGTAATAATCAAGGGATATACACAAATGTATATCCCTTCTAATTTTTTAATTTGAAAGGATGATTTATATGGGAAATCTATCAGGTTTTTTATCTCAAAATGCACTAAAGGTTGAAAATGTTAAGCATATAGTTTCAAAGCGGTTTCTTGATGAAGATGGGAAACCCATACCTTGGGAAATTCGCTGCATCACTTCCACTGAAGATGAAGCTTTAAGAAAGGCTTCCACAAAACGTGTTCCTGTTCCTGGTAAAAGGAATCAGTTCACACAGGAAGTGGATTATAACTTGTATCTTGGAAAGTTGGCTTCAACGTGTACTGCTTACCCAAACCTTGATGATGCTGAACTTCAGAACAGTTATGGGGTTATGGGTGCGGATGCACTTTTGAAAACCATGTTGACACCTGGGGAATATGCGGATTACCTGACCAAGATTCAAGAAGTAAATGGTTTTGAAGTCACTTTTGAGGAATCGGTTGAAGAAGCAAAAAACTCATAAGTGAAGGTGATTTTGAAGCAAACATTGCTTATTATTGCCTTCACAAACTTCACATGATTCCTTCCCAATTCTTGCAACTTGACAGGCAAGAAAGGGCTTTTATTGTAGCTGCAATTGAAATAAAACTTGATGAAGAAAAGAAACAGCAAAAACAGATTAAGAAACCAAGTAGAAAATCAAGATAGCAGGATGGTTGATTGCAGTGACCATCCTGTTTTTCTTTTGAAAGGCAGGTGAGAGCATGGCAACAATTAAGACTGCAATTCAGGTTTATGATGGAATGTCACCTGGACTGAAAGCAATGAACAATGCCATGGGCATTGTCATCAATTCATTTGAATCCTTGCAAAATGTGTCCAGTAATGCAGTTGATAGTAATAGCATTAAAACTGCAAGGGATGAACTTGCAAAGGCACAATATGCTTTTGATAATGTGGAAAGAGAAATCAAGGAAGCTGATGCAGCACAAAGGAACTTCAATGATAATATCAGGAATGGTCAAGTGGCTGCTGATGGCTTATCAAGAAAAATTAAAATGATAGCTGGAACATTGATTGGTATTGCTGGAATAAGAAAAGGAATCAGTGCCATTGGTGACTGGCTGGGGCTTGCTGATGTTCAAAACAGGGCTGAAACCCAATTAAAGACAGTCATGGGGCAAAGGATGGGAACAATTGATATTCAAGCTGTTCTTGATGCAACCAGCCTTCAACAATCAGTTGGGGTTGTGGGTGATGAAATCCAATTGCTTGGGGCACAGCAGGTGGCAACCTTCCTGAATTCAGAAGCTGCCCTGAAAACTTTACTTCCTGCCATGAATAACCTTGCTGTTCAACAAAATGGTGTTGCAGTGTCAGGTGAAAACATGGTGAACATTGGTAATATGATGGGTAAAGTTATGCAAGGTCAAGTTGGTGCTTTGTCAAGGGTTGGCATAACCTTCAGTGAAGCAGAAGAACAGGTTCTTAAATATGGAACTGAACTTGAAAGGGCTGACATGCTTGCCCAAATTATCACCAACAATGTTGGAAACATGAATGAAGCCATGGCAAACACCCCTGAAGGACAGATGCAACAAATGCGGAACACCTGGGGTGATATTAAAGAAACTGTTGGAAATCACTTGTATCCTGCTGTTCTGCGGTTCTTTCAAACATTGAATTCAAACTTACCACAGGCTGAATCAATGATGATGGGCTTTGCAAATGCTGCAATCATTGTCATGGAAATCCTTGGGCGGGTTCTTAATGTGGCAACTTCGGTTTATGATTTCTTTTCAACCAACTGGTCATGGATTTCACCAATCATTTGGGGAATTGTAGCAGCACTGATGGCTTATGAAATAGCAACTAAAGGGGCTGCACTGGCAACAGGAATATTTACATTATTGAAAATGGCTGCTGTTCCTATATATGCACTGTTGACAGGTGCGACAATGGCAAATACAGCAGCACAATGGGGCTTAAATGCAGCACTGTATGCTTGCCCATTGGTATGGATAATCATTTTAATAATTGCACTGATAGCGGTATTTTATGCGGTTGTTGCTGCGGTGAACCACTTTGCAGGAACTTCAGTCAGTGCAACAGGAATTGTCTTTGGGGCTTTTGCAACATTGGGTGCTTTCTTATGGAACTTGTTCCTTGGTGTGTTTGAATTGGTTCTTGGGGTTATCAATGCCCTGGTCAATCCATTCATCAAGCTGGCAAACTTCATTGGCAATGTATTTACAAACCCAATATCTTCAGTCATTTATATGTTCCAAGGAATGGCTGATGGGGTTCTTGCTGTTCTTGAAAAGATTGCAAAAGCAATGGATTTTGTCTTTGGTTCAAATATGGCGGGTACAATTTCAGGTTGGCGGTCAGGTTTGAAGGATATGGCAGATGCAGCAGTTGCCAAATATGCACCTGATGAAAACTATCAAAAGATAATGAATGAACTTGATTTAAGTGTTGATGATTTTGGGCTTAAAAGATGGGCTTACAGTGATGCTTGGGAAACTGGTTATAAAGCTGGTGAAAACCTTGAAAGTAAGTTGAACTTAAACAGCATCCTTGGTGATGCTTCAAGCACATTGGATGCTTATGAGTTTGGAAACCATCTTGATGGAATTTACAATGGGGTTGATGATACAGCCTTAAACACAGCATCCATGAAGGATTCAATGCAAGCAACAGAAGAAGAATTGAAGTATTTGCGGGATATAGCAGAAAAAGAAGTGGTCAACCGCTTCACCACTGCTGAAATCAAGATTGATGCACCAGTAAGTGCAAATATTGCTTCAAATATGGACTTGGATGGTGTTGTGACCTACTTGGAAGAAAAGCTTTATGAAACAATGCAAGTTGCAGCGGAAGGGGTGCATGGATAATGGCATATATTATGTATTTGGATGGTGTTGCCTTACCCATCACACCTTCCAAATTGGAAATGAAAATTAAAAATCAAAACAAAACCATCAACCTGATAAATGATGGTGAAGTAAACATGTTGAAGGATGCTGGACTTACTGAAATAGTATTGGAAGCGGTCATTCCACATGTCAGGTATCCTTTTGCAATATATTCAAGCGGGTTCAGGGATGCTTCATTCTTTCTTGGTAAGTTTGAAAAGTTAAAGACCAGTAAGAAACCTTTCCAGTTTATTTGTTCAAGAACTTCCCCTTCCAGGAAGCTTTTATTTGATACCAACATTAAAGTTTCCCTGGAAGATTACAAGATTGAAGAAGATGCTTCAGAAGGTCAAGATTTGACAGTAACCATTGCATTGAAGCAATACAAGGATTATGGAACAAAGCTTGTGAATGTGAAAATTCAACAGGCAGCAGTGGTTCAGGTAGCAAGTGCAACAGTTCAAGCACCAAGACCTGCCCAAACAGCACCAAAACCAAAGACTTATACAGTCAAAAGCGGGGATACCCTTTGGGCAATTGCAAAGAAGCATTTGGGCAATGGTAGCAGGTACACTGAAATTTATAATCTGAACAAAAGTAAAATCAGAAACCCCAATTTGATTTTTCCAGGTCAAGTTCTGACCTTACCAAGTTAAGGGGGGTGCTGATGTGATTGAACTTTTAATTCAAAATGGAAATAGAGTATTCCAACCAGTGCTTCAGGATGAAGTAAGGTGGGAAACTGAAAGGAAAGGTCAACCTGGAAAGTTGACTTTTTCTGTTGTAAGTGATTCCATTATTAACTTTCAAGAAGGAAACCCTGTCAGGCTGAAGGTTGGCGGTGTGAATGTTTTTTATGGCTTTGTTTTTAAGAAAGAACGTGATAAAGAAAACATCATCAATGTTACAGCCTATGACCAATTAAGATATTTCAAAAATAAGGACACTTATATTTACAGCAACAAAACTGCTGGGGAACTTATTCAGATGATTGCAGCAGACTTCAACCTTCGTACTGGAACACTGGAAAACACAGGCTTCAAGATTGCTTCCAGGATTGAGGACAACAAAAGCTTATTTGATATTGTTCAAACCGCTTTGGATTTGACTTTGGAAAACAGAAGGAAAATGTATGTGCTTTATGATGACTTTGGAAGGCTGACCCTGAAGAATGTGGAATCCATGAAGCTGAACCTTCTGATTGATGATGAAGCTGCTGAAAACTACAAATACACTTCCACAATTGATGGTGAAACATACAACAGAATCAAGCTTTCTTATGAAAATGATGAAACAGGTAAAAGGGAAATTTATATTGCCCAAGATTCAAGAAATATAAACAATTGGGGGGTGTTGCAATACTTTGAAAACATTGATAGTAAGGTGAACGGAAAAGCAAAGGCAGATGCCCTGCTTCAACTGTATAATGCCAAAACCCGCAATCTTACCATCAATAATGCTTTTGGTGATGTCAGGGTTCGTGCTGGTTCTTCCCTTCCCATCAAGCTTAATTTGGGGGATGTCAATGTTCAGAATTTCATGATAGTTGAGAAAGTGCAACACACCTTCAAAAATGATGAACACATGATGAATTTGACATTAAGAGGGGGTGGGTTCAGTGCCTAACTTGATTGAAATTATAAAGCAAGCTGCCATTGAAGCGGTTATTGCATCAAACCCTTGTGCAATCATGTTTGGAACAGTGACCAGCACAACCCCATTGAAGATAAATGTGGAACAAAGATTGACCCTGGATGCTTCACACTTGGTTCTGACAAGCCTGGTCAGGGATATTGAAGTGGATATGACAATAAACCATGCAACTGAAAACCACACCCATACCCACACTATAAGTGATACTTATTCAGGGGGCGGTTCAGCATCCAGTGAAACCCACAACCATGCTGTCACAGGTAAAAAGACCATGACTGTTCACCTGGGGCTTAAAGTTGGGGAATCGGTCATGTTGCTTCAGGTGCAGGGTGGTCAAAAATATATTGTTTTAGATAGGGTGGTGATGTAATGCTTCCAGCAGTAAATGATGATTTACAAACTGAATTTGAATTTGAAGAAGAACCTTCACATACTTACAGGATAAATTTGAATGAATCAACTATTGCTGGATATGTGGATGAACGTGAAGCCATGATGCAAGCCATTTACTTGATTTTGAATATTGAAAGGTATGATTACCTGATATATAGCTGGAATTATGGTATTGAACTGAATGATTTGTATGGGCAACCAATACCCTTTGTTCTTCCTGAACTCAAAAGAAGAATCACTGAAGCACTGATGCAAGATTCAAGAATATTTGGTGTTGATGATTTTTCCTTTGAAACCACTAAAGGACAGGTTCATGCAAGCTTCACTGTAAACACAATATTTGGTGATGTTGAAGCAGAAAGGGTGGTGACAATTTAATATGTTTGAACACATAACTTATGAAGTCATACTTCAAAGGATGCTTGATGCTGTTCCACAGAATTTGGACAAAAGGGAAGCATCCATTATTTATAATGCACTTGCCCCTGCTGCTGTTGAATTACAGAACATGTATATTGAATTTGATTGGATTTTGAATCAGTCATTTGCAGATACAGCACAAAGGGAATATCTGATTAAGCGGTGTGTAGAAAGGGGTATTGTTCCTGAAGAAGCAACAAAGGCAATCCTTGAAGGAACTTTCAATATTGATGTTCCTATTGGTTCAAGGTTTTCCCTTGATAATTTGAACTATCAAACCATTGAGAAGCTTTCAAATGGTGTTTTTCAAATGGAATGTGAAGCCCCTGGGGAAGTTGGAAACCAAAACCTTGGAACACTGATTCCAATTGATTACATTGATGGTTTGACCAGTGCTGAATTGACTGCTGTTCTTATACCTGGGGAAGATGAAGAAGGAACTGAAGTATTAAGGCAAAGGTATTTTAATTCCTTTGAAACCAATCCTTATGGTGGAAACAGGCAAGATTATATTCAGAAAACCAATGCTATTGCTGGGGTTGGTTCAACCAAAGTCACACCCATTTGGGATGGTGGGGGAACAGTTCTTATTACCATATTGGATTCCAGTTTTAACAAAGCATCAAGTGTTTTGATTGATACAGTTCAGAACATTCTTGACCCTGCTGGCAATCCAGGAAAGGGGGATGGGGTTGCCCCAATTGGTCATGTGGTAACAGTGAACACAGTGAATGAAGTGACAGTGAATATATCAACAACAGTCACCTTGGACACAGGTTATAATTGGTCACAAGTGGAAGGTGATGTGATTGCAGCAATTGAAGCTTATTTGCTGGAAATCAGAACAGAATGGGCAAATAATACCTTGAATATTGTCAGGATTGCCCAAATTGACACCAGGGTTTTGACTATTGATGGAATCATTGATATTTCAAATACCAAAATCAATGGTCAAGCTGAAAACTTGAACCTTGGTGAATATGAAATTCCTGTATTGGGAACGGTGGTGAACTCATGATAAAAGATGCTGATTTGATTTCATACCTTCCCCCTGTTCTTCAAAATATCAGGGAACTTCAAGCCATAACCAATGCAGAAAACCCTGAATTTCAACTGGTGTTTGATACTTCTGAAAAGGTTTTAGGGAATCTATTCATCCATGATGCTGATGAAGCTGGAATTGCAAAATATGAAAAAATCCTTGGAATTAAACCTTCATCAGATGATACCCTTCAATCAAGAATATTCAGGGTGATGGCAAGGTGGAATGACAGGATTCCTTACACTTGGAATTCCTTCTTGGACAAACTTGACATTTTATGTGGTGAAGGCAATTACACCATTATTTTGAAAAATGATGAATACACCATTGACCTGACAACCCATATTGGCATTTATGGTGGACTTAATGAACTTTACAACCTGTTGGAAAAGGTCATTCCTTGCAACCTGATTGTAAATGCTGAAAATATTTTATTCGGTCAACAGCAAACAGCACTGTATTTTGGCAGTGCTGTTACTTGTGGGTTGCATTATACCCTTACAACAAACATCAATGAAGATTATGAAGTGAAGTCAGATGTAAGACTTGGTTCAAAGATTGTGGATGGTATGCACTATCTTCTTACTTCAAATATCAGTGAAGATTATCAAGTTTCTTCTGATGTAAAGATGGGTTCAAAGGTCATTGATGGTGCGGTTTATACATTAAAAAGTGCAGATTAAAGAAAGGTGGTAAATGAACAATGGCAAGTTTCAATAATACTATTATTACAAGTAAAGGTCATGCTTTGATGGCAAAGATTGTGGCTGGAACAGCAACACCAAGCTTCACAAAAATCAGAACTTCAGACCATCAATATCCAGGGGGAACTGATTTTGAAGCACTGACAAGCCTTTCAGGGATAAGGCAGACAGTGGATGTTGCCAATGTAACAAAGGTTTCCCCTGCTAAAATCAAAGTAAGCGGGGTTTTCACAAATGCTTCCCTGGGAACAGGTTATTATGTCAGAAACATTGGGCTTTATGCGGTTGACCCACAAGAAGGGGAAATTCTTTATTCCATCACCACAGCAGTAACTGCTGATTGGATGCCCCCACAAGGCGGTGCAGCAGCTTCAAGCATCCTGGTTGATATTGAAACAGTTGTTAGCAATGCAGATAATATCAATATGACTGTTGACCCAAATGCAACTGCAACTGTTCAGATGGTCAATAACCTAGCTGCTGATATTGCTGATGTAAAAGGCTTTGTTGGTTACAATGAAGATGATATTTATGGTGTTGAAGTAAACTTTGCAACCAATACTTTCAAAAGACTTGCTGGGGCAATCAATAAAACCCCTGGTGCTGATTTCAATGGAATTAAAGCCTTTGGTGGAAGAAAAAGATGCAACCTTGCTGATGACGGAACAGTAAATGCTTATTATGGTGATGTTGGATTCATTGAAGATGGTTCAAATGGTCAAGTCATGGTTGAACAGCCAAAGTTTTATTACAAGGTTGTTCCCTTGCAGCTTGATAAAATCACTGATGGCATTGGATACCATTTGAGAAAAGCAAGATATTATGTTTCTGACAAGCCAAAGGTTGGATTCAAAGTTCACCCTGCATTTGTTAGAAATGGGGTTGAAAAAGATAAGATTTTCCTTCCAGCTTATGAAGGTTCAACATATGACGTATCAGCAGGTGTGTATAACATAAATGATGCACAAAATGTTGATTTTGCAACAACAAGTGGTGACAAACTTTCATCTATTGCAAATGCTAAACCAACATCAGGATTACAACAAACAGGTGCAACAAGAAATGGATTTAGAACAATTGCAGCAAATAGGGGTGAAGGATGGCAACAGAAGGATGCCCTTTGTGCTTCAGCTTCCCAAATGTTGATGATGATTGAATATAATGCTATGAACCTTCAAACTGCCCTTGGATTGGGTGTTGTGAATAAGGCTTCAGGTGAAGGTAATGAATCTGAACTTACTGGTGCAACTTCAAACTTTGGTAATGCTTCAGGAATGGCTGCTGGAACAAATGGATTGGTTTCCATTAGTTACAGGGGTGAAGAAAACTTTTGGGGTAATATTTGGTCATGGATTGATGGGTTAAATATTGAATGTTTTGGAATCCATGAAGCTTGGTGGGCTGACCATAGTTTTGCTGATAATATCAAAACATCACCATATAAAAATGCTGGATTCACCATTGCAAAAGCAAATGGGTATATTTCAGCAATGGGTTGGTCAGAAGTATGTGATTTCTTATTCTTACCTTCTGAAGTCACTGGAAATTCAAGCTTACCTGTTGGTGATTATTTATGGCAAGACCACAGTGCAAGTGCTTGGCGGGTCGCTCGTTTTGGCGGTACTTGGAATGATGGCTTGACTGCTGGTGCTTTCTATTGGACTTTGGATAGTTCTTCGACTACTCGTTATCGGACTATCGGCGGCGGGGCGGTGTATGTACCCCAAGCTTCTTAAAGCTTAAATTATATGGGTAAGTAGATTTATGCTGGTTACAGCCAATAAAAAGCATTTGCCGGTTTCGGGTCGCTCCTTTGGGCGGTCGTTGGTATGGTGGCTTGATTGCTGGTGCTTTCTATTGGACTTTGACTGCTTCTTCGGCTTATCGTTATCGGATTATCGGCAGCAGGGCAGTAAATGCACTTAAACAAAAACCTTGTGAACAATCTACTTACCCTGCCACTTGGCAAAACATAAAAAATAAAACTAAACCTGTATTGGTAGGTTCTTGAAAATTAACTTTCAAAACCGCTTGAAGATTCGGGAATAGTGCATACAACAATGGTGGGGAATCTATGAAAAGACATGGTAATTTGTATAGTAAAATTTATGAAATGGACAATCTGAAGCTTGCACATAGAAATGCAAGAAAAGGAAAGGGGTGGTATAAAGAAGTAAAGATGGTCAATTCAGATGAAGAACATTATCTGAAGATACTACAAGAACAATTGATGAATAAGACCTACAAAACTTCTGAATATGAAACCTTTCTGAAAACAGATGGTGTGAAGGAACGTGAAATTTACAAGTTACCTTACTTCCCTGATAGAATTTGTCAGTGGGCAATCATGCAGGTCATAGAACCCATTTTAATAAAGAACTTTACAAAGGATACTTATTCAGCCATTCCAGGAAGGGGAATTCATCCAGTTGTTAAACAGTTAAGGGGGTATCACAAGAAGATTGGAGATAAAGAAGATTATGTTCCAAGTATCTTCATGTCAGACCCTATGGGAACACAATACACCCTGAAGCTTGATGTGAAAAAGTTTTATCCAAACATTGACCATGCTATTCTGAAAGCCAAATACAGAAGGCTTTTCAAGGATGATGCCCTTCTTTGGTTGCTGGATGAAATCATTGATTCAACCCCTGGTGATATTGGAATTCCTATTGGAAATTATTTATCACAGTATAGCGGGAACTTTTACCTTTCATCTTTTGACCACTGGATTAAAGAAGTTAAGGGTGTAAAACATTACTTCAGGTACATGGATGACATTGTGATATTTGGAAGCAACAAAGAAAGATTACATCAGTTAAAACATGACATTGGAGAATATTTCAGAACTGAATTGAAGTTAAGCATCAAGGAAAACTGGCAGGTGTTTCCCACTTTCATCAGGGGTGTTGATTATGTTGGATACAGGTTCTTCTTTGATTATACTTTGTTGAGAAAATCAACCTGCAAGAATTTCAAGAAGAAAATGACCCAAATTCAAAAGAAGTGCCTGAATGATGGTCAGATGAATTTTTCTGAATGGTGTTCAGTCAATTCTTATAAAGGTTGGTTGATGTGGTGTGATAGTTACAGGCTTTCAGAAAAGTATATTACACCAGTTCAACCCTTTGCAGATGATTATTATGAAAAATATGTGAAAAGAAAGGTGGATTGACTATGAAGGATTATGGAAGGGTTAGAAGTGCGGTGAACCCAAAACCTATGGTCATTGATGAATCCAGTGTGTGGATTCATAAGAATGTCACTGAAGTCAGTGAAAATGTTGGTGAAGAAAATGAATTTGTTGGGTTTGAATATGACATGCTTCAGTATGAAAAAGATGAATACATCAAGCTGATGTCAGACCAAAACGAAACACTAACAGAAACCCTGGACACCTTAATGTCAGAAGTGCTTCCAGCGTTAATGATGTAGAAAGGGGGATATTTCAATGAGTAGATTTATTGCAACAATGATTATCAGGGATGCAAGAATATCACTTGAAGCAGGACAGGAAAAATACAGGGCTTACTTCATTAGAACTTCATTATACACACCCTACAAAGAAGATGCAGATGCCTTCCTGGTGGCTGATGGCTTTACTGATGTGATTGTTTCTGAATAGGTAAGGTGTTTGTATAGATAGAAAATAAAACCCCTTTACAGGTCAACTGGTGGCTTGTGAGGGGGTTGTTTTATGAAAGGGTGGTGCTTATGACATGACTATTGAGGTAGCTTTATTGATTTCTGGAATATCCCTTGCTTTTGGATTATATCAAGGGGTTTCCAATTTGAAAAGAAACAACAACATTGATGTAAAAAAGGATGTTTCAGAAATGACCACAGTGATTGTCAAGCTTGAAAACATTGGGAATGGGATTACTGAAATTAAAAGTGAATTGGGCAATGTCAAGCAGGACATGAAAGAAATTATTGAAAGGCTTGTGAAGGTTGAAGAATCATCAAAATCAGCACACAAAAGGCTGGATACTTGTGAAAAGTATTGTAAAAGATTGGGTGATTATCGTGAAAGTGAATAAGAAAAATGATTTTTCCAAGGTCATTGTGTCAGTGGTGGTGTTACTGAACACCCTGTTCACTGCTACTGTTTTATATATCTTCTTCAAAATTGGTAATGAACCAATGGCTTTGATTGGGGCATGGTTTGCTTTTACAACAGGTGAATTGTGGATGCTTTCAAGCATCAAGAAAACCAAAGTAAAAGAAAAGGAAGGTGAAAAGGATGGACAAAGTAAATTGGAAACAGAAATTGACCAGTAGGAAGTTTTGGGCAGCGGTCACTGGCTTCATCACTGCAATTTTAATTGCTTTCAAGGTGGACAGCTTGACAATTGAACAGGTTGTTTCAGTGATTTCAGCAAGTGCAGTATTGATTGCTTACATTATCGGTGAAGGAATGGTTGATGCTGCAAGGATTGAAAAAGAAAGTGAAGGTGAATAACAATGAGTAATAGCCCATTAGTGAATCACACAAGAATTTCCCCCAACAGCACAAACCCAAGGCGGGATAAGATTAAAAAGATTACCATTCATCATGTTGCTGGTAACCTATCAGTTGAAGCGGTTGGAAACATATTTGCACCAGCTTCCAGGAAAGCAAGTTCAAACTATGGTGTTGATAATCAAGGCAGGGTTGGAATGTATGTTGAGGAAAAGAATCGTGCCTGGACAAGTTCAAATGCTGCCAATGACGACCAAGCAGTGACCATTGAAGTTGCAAACATTGGTGGTGCACCTGATTGGAAAGTAAGTGATGTTGCACTGGAAAAAACCATTGAATTGTGTGTGGATATTTGCAAAAGAAATGGTATTGAAAAGTTGATTTATACTGGTGATGCAAGTGGGAATTTGACAAGGCACAACATGTTTGCAGCAACAACTTGCCCTGGTGCTTATCTACAAAGTAAGTTCCCTTACATTACTGATGAAGTAAATAAGCGGTTAAATGCACCTAAAGAAGAACCCGCTTCCAAAGACTTATTAAGGGTTCAAACAGGTGCTTTTAAGAACAGGTCAAATGCTGACAGGCTTGCAGTGGAACTGAAGGGAAAAGGTTTTGATACTTACATTGTCCAGGCTGATGGATTGTTCAAGGTTCAGGTTGGGGCTTACAGTGTAAAATCAAATGCTGATGCCATGGCTGCAAGGCTTAAAGCTGCGGGATATGATACTTACATTACAACCCAAGGGGGTACATCTGCTGGACAGCCTTCAGCACCCCCTGTTGCAGCCATTAAGGTTGGAAGTAAGGTAAGGGTTAAACAAGGTGCAAAAACCTTCACTGGTGGCAACCTGGCAAGCTTTGTTTATAATAATGTTTATGATGTCATCCAAGTTCAGGGTGACAGGGTTGTTATTGGTCAAGGTAAAGCAATTACAGCAGCAGTTCACAAAGATGACTTAATTCTTCAGTAAATAAAATAACCCCATGCCTTTTGGTGTGGGGTTATTTTTTATGCCCTTTTGGTTGGCATTGTCTACTGGTTGCCTACCATGAGAACATTTTTATAAACTTTTACAGAATACAATAAGATATAATAAGATAAACAGTTTCCTTCAAAACCCTTGATTTACTTACATTTCAGAACCCTATAAAATATGATAAAATATATCAGGATAAAGACTTTCAATTTACGCCGCATGTAGAAACTGTTTGCCTTTTATACAGTAAAATCAAGGGTTTGGGGTAATAAAAATATCAACCAAGGTTGATTTGCTTACCATTTGCCAACCTGATTTTCACTTGGTTGGCAAGCTTGCTTTTTCAAATATATCCACTGACTGTTCTGCCATTTTTTCAGTTGCATGGGTGTAAGTGTCAAGGGTGGTTTCAATTTTGGAATGACCAAGCCTGGATTGAACATCCTTGATGTTTGCCCCATTCTCAATCAAAGTGGTTGCATGGGTATGCCTTAATGAATGGAAGTTGAAAAGGATGCCCAAACTGTAATGAATGACCCTTGAAGCATATTTGAAGGTGTCAGGGGTTACCATGCTTCCATCTTCTTTGGTGCAAACCATTTGAAGCTGTTCCATAACACCAGGCTTTATTGAAAGCGGAAGGGAACATATTCTTCTTAATGATTCTTTCCCATTCATTTCTTCAGCTTCATATTGCTGAATATAGTGCTGTCCATACTTCAAGCGGTTTTCCATTTGCCATTTCCTTTGTTGCCTTAAAGCATCAATCAAAGTTTTCCCAATCTTAATTTTCCTTACTGATGATTCTGTTTTGGTTGAACCAAAATACCAGTTGGACTTTCTCTTATAAACAATCTTGATGATGTCAATTGTTCCTTTGTCCAGGTCAATATCATCCCAAGTCAAAGCCATGACTTCACCAATTCTGCATCCAGTGTAATACCCAATCATGATGGGGATGTAATAGGTTGTTCCCAAAGGAAACCTTTCAATTATAGTTTTGAATTCATCATTGGTGATAACCTTGTGATTGATTTCAGTTTTAGAATGTTCATACTTTGGATATTTCACATAAGCCATTGGTGATTCTTTAATAAACTTACAAGGATGAACTGCATACTTCAAAGAACCGCTTAAAACAGTAATGATGTTGGTTAAGTGGTTCTTACTTATTCCAGTTAAATACTTACTGTTCACAAATTCCTGAAGCATTGCAGGTGTCAATGATTTCAACTTGTAAATACCAAAGGTAGGTTTGATGTGATTCCTGATGATGATTTCATATCCTGATTGGGTATTGTATTTACAGTTAACCTTCACATAATTCTTGAACCAATAATCCAAGTAGTCAGAAACAGAAATTTCAGTTGGTTCAAAGTGCAATCCAGCATTGTTGTATTCCTGAAGTGCTACCCTTAAAGCTGCTTCAGCTTCCTTCTTGGTTCTCCCCCCAACTCTTTCAATCCTTTTTCTTTTCCCATCCACATTGGATGCTTCAAAAGAGTAATACCATTTAGTTCCCCTTTTTCTCACATGACCTTCCATAATATCATTCCTTTCTTTTATTTGCGGTTCAAGATGGTTCAAGATAAGGTTCAAGATAAAAAATCATCTTGAACCGCTTCAAAGCACTGATATATAAGGCTTTTTTGCTTATCGGTTCAAGAAGTTCAAGATAACCCTTCTTATTTCCTATTTTTTAAGATATTTATATCAAGTCACATTAAAAAGTTATAATCATTGAGAAATAACAATTCATCTTGAACCATCTTGAACCTTCCCATAAATAAAGGCTTTCATCTTGAACTTTATCTTGAACCCATGTTGAACCCATCTTGAACTTTTTTACTGAAAGCAACTTTTCACCAAGCTTTTGTAAACCTTATCATCAACTTCCAATAAGCTGTTCTTACCATCCTTGAAGCGAATTGCAACAGTATAAGTTCCCTTGTTTTTTGCAGACAACCCACCTGCTAACATTCCCACTGGTCCAAGTAAAGCACCACCAATCAAACCCCTTGCAACCCCACTTGCAGCACTTTTCCTGTGTTCATCAGTTACCAATTCATAATTTTCAACAGTAATATTATTTAGTGTGATTGACTTAAACAAGCCTGTTGAAATTTGAACTGTTCCTAATGTGGAAACAACCACCTTCCCAAGATAATCACCAGCAACAACCATATTCTTTGCCATAGTAAACACCCTTTCTTTTATTAAATTACATTGCTTTGAAAAGCAATGGCTTTGCCTAAAATTCTAATGTCATTAAGTTCTTCACCTTTGTAAACCATTGGCTTATAAGATGGATTTTCAGCAATCAAGATTATTTCAGAATCCTTCTTGTAAACCCTTTTCAATGTTGCTTCATCATCTATAAGTACAGCAGCAATTTCACCATCATTCACATCAGGTTGCTTTCTAATGAAAACAATATCACCATCACAAATTCTTGCATTTACCATGCTGTCACCTTGAACCTTCAAACAAAAATCAGCACGAATATCAGCACCAGCTTCAACATAGCTTTCAAAGTTTTCATCAGCGAATACTGGTTCACCCGCTGCAATAGTTCCCAACAAAGGGAACTTTCTTGTTTCTATTCTCAAAATATTATCAGGGTATTTAGTTATTACCCTTTCCATTGGTACATCATGACCCATCAACCAAGCTTCACTTACATCCAAGGCTTTGGCAATCAAATAAATTCCCTTCTGCTTTGGTTCATATTTTCCTGAATAATATTGACTTATAGCTGACTTCCCAAGGTTTGTCTTTTCCACCAGGTCAACTTGCTTTATGTTCCTTATATCCATGGCTTTTCTCATTCTACTTGCAAAAGATTCTTTCATCTTTATCAGCACCCTTCCATTAATATCCTTTAATAAATATTATACAGAAAAGTTCAATTTATTACAACAAAATTTTAATTTTAGTTAAGAAAACTGAAAAATTTTCTTGACAGCACTTTCACTTGATGTTATCATATAATTAGTTCAGGAAGCTGAACCACAAAGTTCAAGGAAAGGAAGGTGCTATTCAATGACCTATGCAATTTATGAAGGTAATATGGAAAGGCTTGAAAAGAAGTTGACCAGGATTGCTAATAAATGCAAGAAGTATGGTTGTGAATTCACCTATAAACAAGTAGGTGAGGAATTCAGAGAACTTGAAGATTTTCATGGTAATAAATACACTGCAAGATTTGTGATTGTTGAAGCAGAAGGAACTGCTGTTGTTAATGGCTGGAAATTTATTGCTTCTGTTGAACACACTGAAAAAGGAAATATCATTAACCGCATTGGTGATATTGAAGTTCCTGAAAAATATTACACCAGTGATGCTGTTTGTGAACACTGCAACAACAAGCGGTATAGAAAATACACATACATTGTAATGAATGAAGAAAGCAAAGAATTTAAGCAGGTTGGTAAAAGCTGTTTGAATGATTTTACAAATGGAATGAGTGCTGAAGGGGTTGCCCATTACATCAGCCTATTTGATGAACTGATTCAAGGTGAAGCACCATGGGGTGGTAGGGGTGAAAGGTACTACAAGACTGAAACCATTCTTCAGTATGTTGCAGAAACCATTAAGCATTTTGGTTATGTAAGAACACAGGATTCAGGAAGAAGCACTGCTGACAGGTCATTTGATTACTATTGTGTTGACCATGGCGGTGGCTGGATGATGGAACAGGTCAGAAAAGAACTTACAAAGGAAATGGAAGCTGTTGGTTTTAATGCTGATTCTAATGAAACTGTTCAGTTTGTTGCTGATGCCCTTAATTGGATAGCTTCACAAGAAGAACGTAATAATTATATGCACAATTTGAAAACTGCTTGCAGCCTTGAATATGTAACTGGTAGAAACCTTGGAATCCTTGCTTCATTATTCCCCACTTACAACAGGGAACTTGAATACCAAGCTGAAAAAGCTGAACAAGAACGCAAGACAGTAGCAGAAAGGGCAAGTGAAGCAAATTCACAACATATTGGTGATGTTGGTGATAGAATAACTATCAATGTGCAGTCAACAACTTGCCTTACAAGTTGGGAAACTGAATGGGGTATCACCAGGGTTTATAAAATTGTTGATGATAAGGGAAATGTTTACACCTGGAAAACATCCAAATACCTTGATGAAGAAGAACTTGATATTTTGAAAGGTACAGTTAAAGAGCATAAAGAATATAAAGGTATTAAACAGACTGAATTGACAAGGTGTAAAGTTGCTTAAATACCAATGAAAGGTGGTGAAACTAATGGCTTTTGATTACAGCAAATTGAAAGGTAGAATTCGTGAAATCTTCAAGACACAAAGTGCTTTTGCTGAAGCAATGGGAATGTCAACAACTTCCCTTTCTGCCAAGCTGAACAACAAGATTGAATTCAGCCAAAAGGAAATGGACAAGGCTTCTGACCTGCTGAAAATCAACAAAGAAGAAATTCCAGTGTATTTTTTTACCCTGGAAGTTCAAGAACCTGAACTTTAGGAAGGGGTGTGAACATGGATGATGTACTTTACACAGTTTCAGAAGTTGCAAAACTGATTAAGTGCAACACCAATTATGTGTATGACTTGATAAGAAGGGGGTTGCTTCCAGCCTTAAAGCTTGGAAGTTATAAGGTCAGGAAGGCTGCATTGCTGGAATTCCTTGAAAAGTATGAAGGTAAAGACCTTACTGACCTTAACAATATTGTGGAATTAGATGAAAGGATGTGTAAACATGAGTGAAGTTAAAGGTTTCAAAGTTTTTAACCCTGATTGGACATGTAGAGGATTTCAGTATGAAGTTGGTCAGACTTATGAAGAAAATGTGATTCCAATGGTTTGTGACAGGGGGTTGCATTTCTGCAAACAGGCAAGGGATTGTTTCAATTATTACAGCTTTGACCCAAGCAACAAGGTTGCTGAAGTTATTGCCCTGGGGGAAGTTGCTGAAGAAGGTGACAAGTGCAGCACCAACAAGCTTCAGATTGTCAGGGAAATTTCATGGGAAGAACTTTTGACCCTTGTTAATACTGGAAAAGGGAATTCAGGTCATTCGAACAGCGGTGATTCGAACAGCGGTGATTCGAACAGCGGTAATCGGAACAGCGGTGATTCGAACAGCGGTAATCGGAACAGCGGTAATCGGAACAGCGGTGATTCGAACAGCGGTAATCGGAACAGCGGTGATTGGAACAGCGGTAATCGGAACAGCGGTAATCGGAACAGCGGTGATTCGAATCAAGGAGACTTTTGCACTGGTGACTTTAATATTACTGACCATGAAACTGGATGCTTCTGCACTGAAGAACACAAGATAAGATTCTTTGACCAAGAATCAGAAATGACTTTCAGGGAATGGCGAAACAGTGAAGCTTATGGAATTCTTTGCAGAATACCTTTTGAACCTACAAGATGGATTTGGGCAGATGATATGACTGATGAAGAAAAAGCTTCACACCCTGAATATAAAACAACAGATGGTTACTTGAAGATTTGTGATACCGATAAGGCTTTCCTGACCTGGTGGGATTCCTTAAATAATAGAGAAAAGGAAATCATAAAGAGTATTCCAAATTTCAATGCTAAAAAATTCCTGCAAATATCAGGAATAAGGGTGTAATGTATGCAGCTTTTTCCACACCAGCAAAAAGCACTGGATGAAACCAGGGATTTCAACAGGGTTGCTTATTACTTGGATATGGGTTTAGGTAAGACCTTTGTTGGAAGTGAAAAGCTGAAAACCTTTGGAACAAAGCAAAATCTACTGATTTGTCAGAAGTCAAAGGTGGATGATTGGATTGAACACTTTCAAACCTATTATGAAGGCTTAAACATCATTGATTACACCAAGAAGGGCGCTGTTCCAAGTAAAGGAATCACTATCATCAACTATGAACTAACCTTCAGAAGAAAAGAACTGCTTGATTTACAGAACTTTTCACTGATGCTTGATGAAAGTTCCATGATACAAAATGAAACAGCAAAGCGGTCAAAGTTTACCCTGAAGATGCAGCCTGATAATGTGATTCTTCTTTCAGGAACACCAACAGCAGGGAAATATGAAAACCTGTATTCACAGCTTAAATTGCTTGGCTGGAAGATAAGCAAAGACCTTTACTGGAAGCAATACATTGAAACTGAATGGGTTGAAGAAGATGGATTCTTTAGAAAGGATGTTGTTGGTTATAAGAATGTTGACAGGTTGAAGCAAAAGCTGCGGGAACATGGTGCAATCTTCATGAAGTCAGAAGAAGTGGTTGACCTTCCTGAACAGATTGACAACAAGGTTATGATTGGAACAACCAAGGAATACAGAAAGTTCATGAAAAGCAGAATTATCACTGTTCAAGGTAAAGAAATGATTGGTGATAGTGCCCTGACTAAAAGGTTATATGCAAGGATGCTTTGCGGTCATTACAATCAGAATAAGCTGGAAGCCTTCAGGGATTTGGTTGATTCAACTGATGATAGATTAATTGTTTTTTATAACTTCAATGAAGAACTGGCAGAATTGGTGAATTTGGTGAAGGACAAGCCTGTTTCCATCATCAATGGTTCAATAAAGGATTTGTCAGCTTATGAAACACATGAAAATTCAATAACTTTTGTTCAATATCAGGCGGGTTCTTCAGGGCTTAATTTACAGAAGGCGAATAAGATGATTTATTTTACACTTCCACAATCTTGTGAGAATTACATGCAAAGTAAAAAGCGAATTCACAGGATTGGTCAAAACAAAAGGTGCTTTTACTATTATCTTTTAGTAAGCGGAAGTGTTGAAGAAGATATATTAAAAGCATTGGAAATGGGGGTTGATTATACTGATGAATTATTCAAAGCCTATGAGAATCAATTATAAAAGACTTTTGACAACCTGGATTATCAGCCTGATTATTACATCAGGAATTACTGCATCCATAACAGTTCTTATCCTAAAAGATAAGGCTGCTGATGCAACAGAAGCGGTTTTTTATACCCAAAAAGTTCAAGAACCTGAACCAAGTGCAACCCCTACACCAACAGAACCAGTGGTTGAAGAACCAGTGATGGAACTACTTGGAGAATACACCATCACAGCATATTGCCCATGTGAAATCTGTTGTGGGATATGGGCAAAGAACAGACCAGGTGGAATTGTTTATGGTGCTGCTGGGATTGAACTTCAGGAAGGTCATTCAATAGCTGCACCAGGGTTTGAGTTTGGAACAACCCTTTACATTGAAGGTTTGGGGGAATATGTGGTTCAGGATAGAACTGCAAGCTGGATTGCTGAAAAGTATGACAACAAGATTATTGACATCTATTTTTTAAGTCATGATGATGCCCTGGAATTTGGGCTTCAGCATAGAAAAGTATATTTGAAAGGGGATAAGAACAATGATTAAATGTAAAAATTCATGTCCACTGGACAAGTTTGACGGATGCTGTTTTGAATGTGACCTGAAGGAAGATTGTGATGAAAGTTGTGAACTGATTCCTTCTGAATGTGGTGATTCCATCATTGAAGAATCTGAAGAAACAGCATTGCAGGTATTTCAACAAGGTCAAATGGCAGTGATTAAAAAGATTGCTGACATTGTGACAGCCAAGAAGCAGCTTGAAGAACAGGAAAAGGAACTGAAGGAAAAACTGAAAGAAGCCATGGAGAAGTGCAACATCAAGAAGTTTGAAAGTGACATCCTGAATATTACTTATGTGGCAGCAACTACTGCAACCAGTGTTGACAGTGCCAAACTTAAAAAGAAGTACCCTGACATTGCTGCTGAATGTTCCAAGACTTCAAATAAGTCAGCTTATGTGAAGGTATCGGTGAAGTAATGGCTGCGGAAAAGCAATTTGAAAACAAGGTTAAAGGTTGGCTTCGTCAATTACAACAAGAAGGACAACCCATTAAGTTCATAAAAATTTGGGGTGGTGGATTTCAAAAGGCTGGAATTCCTGACTTGATATGTTGTATCAATGGAATCTATGTTGAAGTTGAACTGAAGGCTTCTAATGGCAAACCAACTGAACTTCAGGAATACAACATCAAAGTGACCAATGAAGCAAATGGAATTGGAATAATCCTTTATCCTGAAGGGTTTGAACAGTTCAAAACAATAGTGAAGGGGGTGACAGGATGCAATTTTCACATTCAAGGCTTGATTGCTTTGAAAGCTGCAAATTCAAGTACAAAATGCGTTATATTGACAAAACCAAAACCATAGCACCAACAGATGCGAACAATGCTTTGGTACTTGGAACTGCTTTACACACAGGAATTGAAGAAGGTGTTGCGGCTGGGGTTCAGGCTTATTATGACAGCTTTCCAATTATTGATGATGAACATATCAATGAAGTTATTAAGCTGGAATATTTAATTCCAAAGGTTCAGGAAGTTCTTCCTGATGGGGAATATGAACTAACAGTGGCTGATTCAGATTTCATTGGATTCATTGACTTGAATTCAAAAAATGATGATGGAACTTATGACATATATGACTTCAAATACACAAACAATGTCAGAAGTTATCTTGAATCTGACCAACTTCACCTATACAAATACTTCTTTGAAAAGCAGTATAAGAAAAAGGTTCGCAACCTGAACTTCGTGTTCATTCCAAAGGTGAACATCAAACAGAAAAAATCAGAAGATATTATAAGCTTCAGGAAGCGAATCAGGGAAGAACTTGAAAAATCTGAAGTCAAAGTTGTTCAGGTTCAATTTGATGCAAGCAAGGTTATTGAATTTTATTCAGGCATTAAAAAGATACTTGAAACCAAAGAATTTGAAAAAGAACCAAGTTATCTATGCAACTGGTGTGATTACCAGGAATTTTGTGAAAAAGGAGTGGATTATATGTTATTACCTAAAAATGAAAGAAGGAATATTGAAAAAATCAGCAAGAAGGTTGTTTGGCTTTATGGTGCGCCATTCAGCGGTAAAACCTTCCTTGCAAATAAGTTCCCTGACCCGCTTATGTTGAACACTGATGGAAACATCAAGTTTGTAGATGCACCTTATGTTGCCATTAAAGATGAAGTTAAGGTTGAAGGCAGGCAGACCAAAAGAACTATGGCATGGGATGTTTTCAAGGATGTTATTTCTGAACTTGAAAAGAAGCAGAATGACTTCAAAACCATTGTTGTTGACCTGCTGGAAGATATGTATGAACATTGCAGACTTTACATGTATGACCAAATGGGCATCACCCATGAATCAGATGACAGTTTCAGGGCATGGGATAAGGTCAGAACTGAATTCTTATCAACCCTGAAAAGACTGATGAACCTTGATTATGAAAATATTGTTCTTATCAGCCATGAGGATAGAAGCAAGGATATAACCCGCAAAAGCGGTGATAAAATCACAGCTATCAAACCAAACCTTCAGGATAAGGTTGCAAATAAGGTTGCTGGAATGGTTGATATTGTGGCAAGAGTTGTTGCTGATGGTGAAGAAAGAACCCTTTCATTCAAGACAAATGAAGTCATATTTGGTGGTGGAAGGCTTACTGTTACAGAAAAAGTTATTCCACTGGATTATGATGAATTCATGAAGGTTTATGATGAAGCCAATGCCAAAGCTGTTAAAGGAAGCGCCAACGCAAAAGTAGAAACACCTTCTAATGATACAAAACCTTCTGAAGAAGAAAAGACTGATTCAGGAAGCACCAGGAGGGGTAGAAAAGCAAAAGATGAAACACATGCAACATCTGACCCTGCTGAAGATAATGCTGAAAATACCAATGAAGGGGATTCTTTTGCTCAAAAAGTTCAAGAACCTGAACCAAAGGCTGAACCTGAAGTTGGTACTGAAGAAACAAAGCCTGAAAGAAGAACAAGGAAAAAGAGGGGTGAATAATGGCAGATACTTTATATTTACCTGATGGTTCAATGGAAGTTTTATTTTCAAGAGATGATTTTCAAAGGTTGGTTTATGAAAAGCTTGGTTATGAAGCTGAACACAAGTTAATTGAAATCATCAATGAAGCTGATTACACCAAAGCAAAGGTTGATACTGACCTTGAAGCTTATGAAGCTTCCCTTGATAGCAACACAGCTTGCTTCAATGATTTATTGAACAACATTGAAGAATTGAAAAAGCTGTTGCAGCAAAAGCGGTTTGATAGAACAAAGATGTTCAAGTTGCTTGACCAAATGGAAACACAAATTTCAAACCAAATTTAAAAATGAAAGGATAAGGTGAAAAATTATGGCAAATGTATGGGAAAAATTTGATAAGGCTATTGATGTTGAGGGATTGGCAAAGGATGTTCAGGAAGCAGCGGAAAATGGTGCGAACTTTAGGGAAGTTCCACATGGTCAATATGAAGTTCGCATTGAAAAGCTGGAATTGGTTGAATCCAAAGCTGGTGACCCAATGGTTAGTTGTTGGATGAAAGTTCTTGCTGGGGAATACAAAGGCAGCTTAATTTTCATGAACCAAGTAATCACAAAAGGCTTTCAGATTCATATTGCAAATGAATTCCTTCGTTCACTGGATAGCGGCATTGATGTTGAGTTCAAAAGCTATTCACAGTATGGTCAGATGCTAATGGACATTCATGAAGCTATTGATGGGCAGCTTGAATATGGCTTGAAGTATGGTGAAGGTAAAAAGGGATTCAGCACTTATGAAATCACTGATGTTTATGAAGTTGAATAATTAGGTCAGGGCGGGGGTTTATTAAAAATTTTTAAACCCCCCATTTTCCCTATACTTCCCCATTATTAGTATTACCAGTATTTATCAAGCCTATACAGAAAGGAAGTGAAAAATAATGCTGTTTTATGACTTTGAAGTGTTCAAATATGATTGGCTGGTTGTGGTCATTGATGTAACAAATAAAAAAGAACATGTCATTGTGAATGATGTGGATAAACTTCAAGAACTTTATGATGACAACAAGCATGATATTTGGGTTGGGTATAATTCCAGGAACTATGACCAATACATTTTGAAAGCTTTGTTGTGTGGCTTTGATGCAAAGAAAATAAATGATTACATCATTGTCCAGGGAAAACAAGGGTGGAAATTTTCAAGTCTTTTAAACAATATCCCATTGAACAATTATGATATAATGACCAGCTTTCATGGTTTGAAGCAGCTTGAAGGATTTATGGGTAACAGCATCAGGGAAAGTTCAGTTCCATTTGATATTGATAGAAAACTGACACCTGCTGAAATAGAAGAAACAGTTAAATATTGTCGGCATGATGTTGAACAAACCATTGAAGTATTTATTCAAAGGAAAGAAGAATTTGAAAGCCATATTTCTTTGATTAAAGCCTTCAAATTGCCGCTTTCATATATATCCAAAACTAAAGCACAGCTTTCAGCAATTATCCTTGGGGCAAACAAGAAAACACATAATGATGAATTTGATATTCAATTTCCTGATACTTTGAGAATTAGAAAGTACAAAGAAGTATTGAATTGGTATAAGAACCCTTTAAACAGGGATTACAGCAAGACATTTGAATTAGAAGTGGCTGGTGTTCCACATGTGTTTGCTTGGGGTGGGTTGCATGGTGCGCTTCCCAAATACAGCGGAGAAGGTTATTTCATCAATATTGATGTGGCTTCCTATTATCCAGCATTGATGATTGAATACAACTTCATTAGCAGGAATATTTCAAACCCAAATAAGTACAGGGAAATCAGGGATGAAAGATTAAGGCTGAAGGCAGAAAAGAACCCAATGCAAGCACCTTATAAAATCGTTCTGAACAGCACTTATGGTGCAATGAAGGATAAGAATAATGCTTTATATGACCCAAGGCAAGCAAACAATGTTTGTGTTGGTGGTCAACTTCTGCTGCTGGATTTGATTGAAATGCTTGAAGGTCATTGTCAATTGATTCAATCAAATACTGATGGTTTGATTATCAAGCTATTCAAGGAAGATGATTATGAACTAATTGATGATATTTGCTATGAGTGGGAACAAAGAACCAGGATGCAGCTTGAATTTGAATCTTACAAGAAAATGTTTCAAAAAGATGTAAACAACTATGTGATTGTTGATTTTGACGGTGGTTATAAGTCAAAAGGTGCTTATGTAAAAAAATGGACTAAAAAAGATGAAAACAAAAAAGAAATTGATGACCTTCTTGACTATGATTGTGTAATTTTACGTGAATCATTGGTTAATTACTTTCTTCATGGTATTCATCCAAAACAAACTATTTATGAATGTAATGATTTAAGGAAGTTTCAAAAGATTGTAAAGGTAAGCAGCAAATATTTATATGCTTTATACAATCCAACGGTCACTGAAGAAAAAGTTCGTGATGAAGATGGAAAATTGAAAACAGTTAAAGTGTTCACTGGTGGTGAGATTCAAAAGGAAAAATGTTTCAGGGTATTTGCTTCAAAGCTGGAATCTGAAGGCAGTATTTACAAGGTGAAAAATCTTCAGAAGAATCCTGAAAAGTTCCAGGATACACCTGAACATTGTTTCTTTATCAATGATGATGTAACAAATGTAAAGATACCAAGCAAGCTTGATAAAAACTGGTATGTTGATTTGGCAATTAAGAGGTTGAAAGATTTTGGGGTGATGATATGAGGTCATCAAATATTAAGAAAAGGGGGTGTGTTGAAAAATGCAGTTGTTCAAAGGTTATGTGGAAACCAAAGATAAAAAGTGCATTGAGAAATTCAAGGGAAGAACCGATTTGAAAACCTTTGAACAGGTTCAATCACTTCCTGAATTTGCTGGCATCCTTGGGGATGAAACCATCCTGATTGATATTGATGACTTTGAATCAAGTGAAGTTATATTCAAGATAGTCAAGGCATTAAAGTTGAAATGCAGAGTTTACAAAACAAGCAGGGGGAAGCACTTTCTGTTTAAGAATAAGGGTGTGACAACCAACAAAACCAAATGTAAGCTTGCAATTGGTTTGACTGCTGACATTAAGCTTGGAATCAGAAATTCATATTCAATCCTGAAGTTCAACAACAAAAACAGGGAAATTCTTTATGACACCCCTGAAGATAAAATTCAGGAACTTCCAAGATGGATGACACCTGTTAGAAGTAGCTTTGAATTTCTTGACATGGAAGCTGGGGATGGTAGAAACCAAGCTTTATTTAATTACATCCTGACACTTCAATCTGCTGACTTTACAGTTGAAGAAGCAAGGGAAACAATCAGGTTGATAAACAGCTATGTTTTGAAAGTTCCATTGAAGGATTCTGAACTTGATGTAGTGCTGCGGGATGATGCTTTCAAGAAGCCAATTTTCTTCAAAGGAACAACATTCTTGTTTGATAAGTTTGCAACCTATATCAAGAACAATAACCACATCATCAAGATAAATAATCAGCTTCACATCTATAAAGATGGTGTTTATGTTGATGGTCAAGCTGAAATTGAAGCTGAAATGATAAGACACATTAGTAATTTAAACAGAGCAAAAAGAAATGAAGTTATGGCTTACCTGAACCTGTTAATAAGGGATAATACACCAACTTCAGAAGCCAATTTAATTGCTTTCAGGAATGGGGTTTATAACATCAGGGATGATTCATTTGTGCCATTTTCACCTGACATTATCATCACCAATAAAATCAATTGGGATTACAACCCTGCTGCTTATTCTGAATTGGTTGATAAAACCTTAAATAAAATGGCTTGCCATGATAACCAAGTCAGGATGCTTCTTGAAGAAGCCATTGGATATTGCTTATACAGAAGAAATGAATTGGGAAAAGCCTTCATTCTGATTGGTGATAGGTCAAACGGAAAATCAACCTTCCTGGATATGGTGAAAACAATGCTTGGAGATGAAAATATTGCATCCCTTGACCTTAAAGAATTGGGTGATAGATTCAAAACTGCTGAATTGTTTGGGAAGCTTGCAAACATAGGTGATGATATAGGTGATGAATTTATTGCCAATGCAGCGGTATTCAGGAAGTTGGTTACTGGTGACAGAATCAGTGTTGAACGAAAAGGGCAAGACCCATTTGAATTCAATAACTATTCAAAGATGCTGTTTTCAGCAAACAATATTCCAAGGATGAAGGACAAAACTGGTGCAGTTCAAAGAAGGTTGACAATCATCCCATTTGATGCAAAGTTCAGTGTGGATGACCCTGATTATAGACCTTACATAAAGTATGAACTGCGGGAACAGGAATGTATTGAATACATGATACTTCTTGGAATTGAAGGACTTAAAAGGGTTATTGAAAATCAGAAGTTTACCCAATCAACCAGGGTGGAAAAGGAACTGGAAGAATATGAAGAATCCAACAATCCAATTATTGGGTTCTTCAAGGAAGTTGGTCATGATGAAATTGAAAATGAACCAACCAAGGATGTTTATAAGAGATACCAGGAATACTGCCTGGCTAACAATCTTCAACCAATGTCAAACATTGAATTTTCTAAGCAGGTTAAGAAGAAATTTAATTTTGAAATAGCGGATAAGAAGATTGATGGAAAAAAGTACAGAATTTTTGTGCGAGGGGTGAATTAAAATGGCTATGGATGATAAATGTGTGTGCTGCGGTGAATATGTTCCTGAAGGAAGGCAAGTTTGCAGCAGTTGTGAAACCAATTGTAATGACTTCATTGGTACATTGGACAAGGTGAAAGTTCATCAAGAACTTTGCAAAATGCTGAACACAGTTTATGAAAAAAAGAACCATGATTATGGTGATTCCTTTGCAAAGTTAAGAAGTGAACTGCCCCTTGCAATACTGGTCAGGATATATGACAAATACAGCAGATTGAAAACCCTTCTTCAAGGTAAACAGCAACTTGTTAAAGATGAAAGTATTGATGATACTTTGATGGATTTGGCGAATTACTGCATCATGGAACTGGTGGAAAGGAAGGTAAACAACTATGAAAGCAAATGAATATCAGCAACTGGCATTGAGAACAGCAAACAGCATTGACCCAAAAGATTTGGTTTTGAATGGAATCTTGGGATTGTGCGGGGAAACTGGTGAAGTTTCTGACCATATCAAGAAAGCCATATTCCAGGGGCATGAATTTGACACTGAAAAAGTGGTGAATGAACTTGGTGATGTTTGCTGGTATGTGGCAGTTTTAGCAAAAGGATTGAATGTTGACCTGGAAACAGTGATGCAAAAGAATATTGATAAACTGATGAAAAGATACCCTGATGGTTTTAAGGTTCAGGATTCAGTTTGCAGGAAGGAGGATGAATAATGGCAAACAAGAATCCAAAGTTCAATGATAGTGGCTGCAAAGACATGACTGCTTATGAAGCCATGAAGAACATCACCAGGGAAGAACATGAATTGAATCAAAAGGTTCATGAAGTCATTAAAATATTGAAGTGCATTATTGAATGGGCTGGGTTTGACCTTATTGCAAGAATTGAAATCAGGGATAAGAAAACCAGGAAGGAATTCAGATAAATTTTTTTATCTTATCAGTTCAGCATATTGAAGTAAAAGTTAAGTAAGTTAAACAGAAAGGAGATGAATACTTTGAAACTATTAAGCTTATTTAGTGGAATTGGGGCATTTGAAAAAGCTTTGAAAAATTTGAATGTTGATTATGATCTGGTTGCCTATTCTGAAATTGATAAATATGCTTCCAAAGCTTATTCCCTAATTCATGAAGTTGACGAATCAAAGAATATAGGTGATATTACAAAAATAGATCCAAGGGATATTTCAAAACCAGTTGACATCATAACATATGGTTTCCCTTGTCAAGATATATCAGTTGCGGGGGTTCAACAAGGATTATTTAATGATGATGGTTCAAAGACAAGAAGTGGATTATTCTTTGATGCTTTAAAGATTATTGAAGGTACAAAACCAAAGATTGCAATTGCCGAAAATGTTAAGAATTTAGCGGGTAAAAGGTTTGAAAAAGAATTTGATATTGTACTTGATTCATTAGAAAGTGCAGGGTACAACAATTACTTCAAAGTTCTTAATGCAAGAAATTATGGTGTTCCACAGAACAGAGAGAGAGTGTTCATAGTAAGTATTAGGAAGGACATTGACACTGGACTATTTGAATTCCCTGAAGCAATTGAATTAAAGTTAAAGTTAAAAGATTTTGTTGATTTTGATAATGAATTTATTGTCCCGGACCATATATTGAATTCCTTTAACAGTAAAAGTGGTGACTTTGGTAAAAGATTCAAAACCCAAAATGGTGACAATTATTCCATGTGTATAACAACAAAACCAAATTGGGCAGTAATCACTAATAATTATTACACTGATGATTTAAGCACTTACACTATAAGTGAGGTTGTCAATAATAAAATAACGGTTTATGCTAATTCACCAAAAATGAATTTTAACTTGATGGGTTTTACGGATAAGGATGTTGATTTATTACTTGAAGCTGGAATTTCAAACAATCAGCTTTACAAGATGGCCGGTAATTCAATTGTTGTGGATGTGGCTGAAGAAATTCTTTGTCAATTACTTGATGATAAAAATGAAATTTGGGTTTGAAGAAAGGAAGGTGTGTCAAATGTTAAGGTTAGAAGATAGAATTGAAAACTTTGAAAGTATGATGGGCAAATACCTGCCAACTGATTTAATTGAATGGTTAAAGGATAATGGGTTTTTCACAGCACCAGCATCCAAAGGTCATCATGGAAATTATGAAGGCGGGTTGTTTGACCATTGTTACCAGGTGGCAGAAACCTTGAAACAGCTTACCAAAGCAAACAGGTTGCAGTGGGAAAATCTGCGGTCACCTTATGTGGTTGGAATGTTTCATGACCTTTGCAAGATTGATACTTACAAGGTGGTTGTGGATGAACCTGGGAAAGAAATGTTTGGTGGTGAGGTCAAAGGAAGAAGCATCAAGATTGAATACAATGATGACTTCTTGATTGATGGTCATGGTGATAAGTCAGTGATTTACCTTGCATCACATATGAGATTGACACCTGAAGAAGTAATATGTATCAGGTGGCACATGGGGGCGTTTGATGAAAAGCAGAACTGGAAGTATTATTCAGCAGCAGTCAGGAAATATCCTAATGTTTTATGGACACATACAGCGGATATGATTACTTCACAAATTATGGGAGTGTAGCGGTTCAAGATGAATGTAAAAGTTCAAGATGGGTTCAAGATGAAAAAAATCATCTTGAACCGCTATAAATGCAGTAGTAGCAAGGGTTTAAGGGGTGCGGTTCAAGATGGTTCAAGATGAATTCAAAGTTCTTAATAAATTAACTAAAATATTATATAAGAACTTATTTAATGAAAAATACCTTAAATATTAAAGTATATAGGTAATCATCTTGAACTTGTTGAACCGACACCTTGAAAAGTATTGTAAATAAAGGGTTTGAAGCGGTTCAAGATAAAAAAATCATCTTGAACCAACTTGAACCATCTTGAACCGATAAGGAAAGGGTGAAAATATGGAAAATGTAAAATTGATTATTAAAGATACAGTTTCAGAAATGATTTGTGAGTTAAGGAAGCAGGGGTTAATGAAGAACAATAAGCAGACAGCATTTCAGAAAACAGAACACTTACTTTATAATTACATGAATTTCAAGCAGGTCATTGTTGATAAGGAAAATGCAATTGAGTTCATCAGGCAAGCGGGTATTCAGAAAAGAAGTAAAAGTATTATCAGCTTTACAGGAAACCATCAGCTTGATACCAGGACTGATAATGAAAAAGCTGAAGAACAGGTTGAAGCACTTGAAAATTCAATTATCATAACCAAAAGGTACATAGAAATAATTGACACTGCTATTTCCAAGCTTGAAAATGACAATTATTATGACTTGATAAGGTTAAGATATTTTGAAGGAAAGACCAGGGAAGAAGTTGCAGATTATTTCAGTGTTGATGTTGCAACCATCAGCAGGAATAAGAACCGCTTAATTAACACATTGAAAATTCATTTGTTTTCAGATGAAGTGATATGTGAAATATTCAGGTAAGGGGTGAAGTGATGAACAGGGCTGAAAGAAGAAGGATTCAGAAACAGGGTATTACTGCAAATGAATTGAAAGTGATTGAACAAGCTTCAGCCAAGCAAGCCATAAGTTATGCAACCAATGCAATGATAGCATCCTTTGTTTTAAGCCTTCATGATAAATGGGGCTGGGGACAAGTAAGGCTGAAAAGGTTGCTTGAACAGGTTGATGATACTTTTGATTCCATTGATAAGGATTATGTGTCCATTGAAGATATAAAGAAGGTCATACTTGATGAAACAGGAATTGATATAAAATAGATGTCACATTGTATGTCACATCAGTATACTTGTAGTGCAATACTATAAGTGTTACTATGTTATCATGATAACATAGTAAAAATTGCCAATCCCCACAAAGAGAATGTTCAGGTCTACCTCCTGCCTGAACATTCTCTTTATTCGATATGAAAGGCAGGTGATAAATGTGGCAAGATTAACTGAACAGCAGAAAAGATTTGTTGATGAATATTTGATTGACCTTAATGCAACCAGGGCATACAAAGCAGCATATCCAAGTGTGAAGAAGGATGAAACAGCAGCAAGTGCAGCGGTAAGGTTGTTAAGAAATGTTAAGGTTCAGGGGTATATGAAAGAAAGGCAGCAGAAAATTCAGGAAAGAACTGAAATCACACAAGACAAGGTTCTTCTTGAACTGGCAAGAATAGCATTTTCAAATGGTTCTGATTTTGCCAAGGTTGTTACCAAGAAAAGAACCAGGACTGTTTGGAATGATACAACCCAAGAATATGAAGAAAGGGAATCAGAAGAACAGTTTGTTGAACTGATTGATACAGATTCCCTTCCTAGTGATAAGAAAGCAGCCATATCAGGGATTAAAGAAACCAAGTATGGGATTGCAGTTGAATCCTGTGATAAGGTGAAAGCTTTGGAACTGATTGGGAAGCACTTGGGTATGTTCAAGGATAAGGTTGAAATATCAGGTCAGGTGAATAATCCAATGGAAGGATTAACAACTGAAGAATTGAAGAAGTTGATATATGATGAATAAGGAATTACTGAAGCAATATGCCAAGATAGAACTTGCAAAACGTGAGTTCTTTTTTTATTGCAATCTTAAAGCTTCTGATTTTTATAAACCTGATAGACAATACTTGATTGACTTCTGTAATGACCTTCAGGAATTTTATGAAGGTGATGATGAAGTTCTTGTTGTAAATATGCCCCCAAGACATGGGAAGTCAAGAACAGCAGGATTATTTGTTGAATGGGTTCTTGGAAAGAACAAGAATGAAAAAATCATGACAGGTTCTTACAATGAAACCCTTTCAACAATGTTTTCAAAGAATGTAAGGAACAGCATCCAGGAAGAAAAGGTTGATAAGGATAAAATCACTTATTCTGATATATTCCCCAATACCATCATCAAAAGGGGTGATGGTGCAATGAACCTTTGGAGTTTGGAAGGTGGATATAATAATTATCTTGCTACTTCCCCCACTGGTACTGCAACAGGCTTTGGATGTTCCCTGATGATTATTGATGACCTGATAAAAAATGCAACTGAAGCTTACAATGAAGAAGTGCTTCAGAAGCATTGGGATTGGTTCACAAACACCATGCTTTCCAGGCTTGAAGAAGGCGGGAAAATCATTGTCATCATGACCAGGTGGGCAACCAATGACCTTGCTGGAAAGGTTATTGAACATTACAAGGCACAAAAGGCAAGAATCAAGCACATTACCCTGAAAGCCTTACAAGATGATGGAACAATGCTTTGTGATGAAGTGCTTTCAAAGAAGTCTTATGATGCCAAGTGTAAAGCCATGGGATTGGATATTGCTTCAGCTAACTATCAGCAAGAACCCATTGACATCAAAGGTAAGCTTTACACCAGCTTTAAGACATATAAGAAGCTGCCAATGGATGAAAAGGGCAATCTTCTGTTCACATCCATCAGGAATTACACTGATACTGCTGACCAAGGTGATGATTACCTTTGCAGCATCAATTATGGTGTTTATAATGGTGAAGCTTATATTCTCAATGTACTTTACACAAAAGATGGAATGGAAATCACAGAACCAGCAACAGCAAAGATGCTGCATAATGATAAAGTTAATGTGGCAGATATTGAATCCAATAATGGTGGGCGGGGCTTTGCAAGGTCAGTTGAAAGAATCTTGCTTGAAAAGTTAAAAACCAACAAGGTTCAAGTTAATGCCTTCCATCAATCCAAGAATAAGAAAGCAAGGATACTTTCAAATTCAACTTGGGTGATGAATCATATTTACTTCCCAATCAATTGGGCAGACAGGTTTCCTGAATATTATACTGCTATGACAAAATACCAAAAAGAAGGTAAGAACCTTCATGATGATGCACCTGATGCAACAACAGGCATTGCTGAAAAGATTGGTCAAGGTGATACATTCAGTTTTGAATAAGAAAGGGGTGAAATAAGAAAATGTTTGATTTTTTAAGAATAGGCAGCGACACCTTGAAAATAAACAATATTATCAAACAGGGTGCGAAAACAGCCATGACTGACAAGCAATTTCTTGAACGTGAAATTGAGAAGTGGAAGAAATCACCCAAAAGAAAAGCCATGATTACTGGTGAAAAGTATTACCAGGGTGAACATGATATTCTTCAAAGGAAAAGGACTGTCATTGGTAAGGATGGTTTGCTGCAAGAAGTGGAAAACCTTCCAAATAACAAAGTCATTGATAATCAGTATGCAAAGATGGTTGACCAAAAGGTGAATTACCTGCTGGGGCAACCATTAACTTTTGATACAGACAATTCAGGTTATGAAGATGCTTTGAAGCAGATATTCAATAAGCGGTTTCAAAGAACCCTGAAGAACCTGGGTGAAGATTCCCTGAATGGTGGTATTGGGTGGCTTCATCCTTATTATAATGACCAGGGGGAACTTTGCTTCAAGAAGTTTGAACCTTATGAAATACTTCCCTTTTGGGCTGATGCTGCACACACCATTTTACACAGTGCGGTCAGACTGTATGAAGTGGAAGCTTATGAAGGTAGGAATGAAACTGTCATTGAAAAGGTTGAACTTTATGATGCCAATGGTGTTCAGCGG